TTAATCTAATGATTGTTAGTATACCTATTGGTATAAGCTTATCCCTAATTAACATGCTAACTATAGTACAACCTGTATAATGGAGGTATCATCATGGCAGACGAAGAACAGTTTATTATTGACCTAAGGTTGACAGTTGCTGGATATAATATGATTCAGCAATCACTTGGATCTATGCCTTATCAACAGGTCAAGCCTTTAATTGATAATCTTGAGCAGCAAGTTAAAGCCCAAGTCGAGGCTTTCAACGCTCAGCGTGAAGCAACTGCGGCTGCAGCCACTCCGGTTGAAGTTGCAGATGTAATTGAAGAAAAATCAGCTGATAACTAAATCAGTAAAAGGGGAGGCAACTCCCCTTTTTTTATTATGTACTTATTTTATTTGTTTTGATATAATGATTATATCTTAGTAACAATTTTATTTCTATGTTCTATACTTCATTTTCTCGCATAGGCAATAATATCTTGTACCGCGGTTATGAAAACGGTAAACAAGTTAAAAAGCGTATTCCATATAAACCATATCTTTTCATCGAAACAAAAGATGAAAATAGTACTTACAAAACTTTAACTGGTAAATCAGTTGAAAAGATTTATTTTAATGATTTTAAAGATGTAAAAGAAACATTGTCTTATTATGAAGGCACTGATCAAAATCCATATCATGGCCAATTTTCCATTGTAAAAAAAAGTAACAATAACGGTTATTTCATAGACTTAAGGTCATTACACTATGTGTATATCTTTGATAAATTTCGCAATGAAATTCAATATGATCCCGAACTAATTCGCATTGTTTATCTTGATATTGAGGTAGACAGTAGCGACGGTTTCCCCAGTCCTGATAAAGCATCTAGCAAAATTACTGCTATCAGTCTTGCCTTTAAAGAAGATACTATATCATTTGGTTATAAACCCTATAAATCTTCTGATAACAATATAAAATATATCAGATGTAAAGATGAATTAGAGTTATTGACTAAATTTGCAGAAGTATGGTCATCTATACAACCAGATGTGGTAACTGGTTGGAATATTGAGTCCTTTGATATTCCATATCTTATTCGTCGTATTAAAAAACTTGGTGTTGAAAGTATTGCTAAGAAACTTTCACCGTGGGGTATTATTGACGAAAAAACTGTAAGTCGTGGTAAAAGTAATGGGGTGTTTAATGTTTATGAAATAAAAGGTGTATCAGCCTTAGATTATTTACAGTTATACAAAAAATTTATGTATACTAATCAAGAATCTTATCGATTAGATCATATTGCATTTGTAGAACTTGGTGAAAAGAAACTGCAGTTTGACGGTACTCTGCATGATTTATATGAAAATGATTTTCAAACGTTTATTGATTATAACATTAAAGACGTGCATTTAGTCCAACGCCTTGACGACAAACTAAAACTAATTGAACTTGTTTATGCTATGGCGTATTCTGCCAAAGTCAATTATGTAGATACATTTGGTGTTGTTGGTATATGGGATACAATTGCTCATAATTATCTGCTTGAAAAAAATATAGTCACACCACGTGAAATACATCCAATACCGTATGAAGTTTATAATGCTGAAACAAGTTTACCAGAAGAAAATAAGCGTGGTGGTGTTGTCGCTAGTACCGCGGTAACAGAAGCAAATAGATATGCTGTAAAAACTTTACAAGGATCTTTTCTTGGTGGTTATGTTAAAATACCTGAAGTTGGTATGCATGACTGGGTGTGTTCGTTTGATCTTAATAGTCTTTATCCACATTTGATTATGCAATACAACATTTCATATGAAACTTATGTTAAACAGATAGAAGGTACAAAAGATATTGATGCATTTCTAAATGGTGAAGCCAATGGCTGGGATACTGACTTAATCAAGACACCAAATCGTTGTTTATTTCGCCGTGATATTCCTGGATTCTTTCCTGAACTCATGGAATTGTATTATGAAAAACGTACAATCTATAAAAAGAAAATGATTGAATACCAGAAAGAATATGAAAAAAATAAATCATTTGAATTACAAAAACAAATAGCAAAATATAATAATTTGCAGATGGCGTTTAAGATTTTACTGAACTCAGCTTATGGTGCATTTGGTAATCAATACTATAGGTATTATCAACGTGCATTGGCTGAATGCATTACTATGGCGGGTCAGGTTTCTATCCGTTGGGTTGAAAACGCAGTAAACAAATACTTAAATGAAACGCTTAAAACAGATAAAGATTATGTTATTGCATCTGATACTGATTCAATCTATATTAACATGAGCGGTTTAGTTAATAAAGTATATGACGATCCCCGCAGTGATATTCCTGGTGTTGTAGATTTTCTTGACAAAGTTTGTACCAAAGCTATTGAACCATTGATTGATAAAAGTTATGATGAACTTTGTGCGTATACTAATGCCTATGCACAAAAGATGAAGATGAAACGTGAATCAATAGCTGATAAGGGTATATGGACTGCTAAAAAACGATATATTCTAAACGTACATGATTCTGAAGGGGTAAGATACTCAGAACCTAAACTTAAAATGATGGGCATTGAAGCCGTTAAATCATCAACTCCTGCAGCATGTAGAAATTCTATTAAAGAAGCATTAGCTATCATCATGCGGTCTGATAATGATGAACTATTGGATTATGTTCAAAACTTTAAAGAACAATTTATAAATCTAGATTATGATGACATTGCATTTCCGCGTAGTTGTAATAATTTGAATAAATTTTTTAGTGCTGAAAAGCTATATCAGAAAGCAACGCCAATCCATGTAAAAGGCGCATTGTTATATAATCATATTCTAGAAAGAAAAGGACTTGAAAAGAAATATGAAAGAATACATGACGGTGATAAAATTAAATTTTGCCATTTGCATCCGAATAAATGGGGTTTAAATGTAATTTCTAGTCCTGGTGTTGTGCCGAAAGAGTTTGATCTAGATAAATATATAGATCGCGAGACACAGTTTGAAAAAGCATTCATTGAACCGCTTAAAGGTATTACTGATAAAATAAACTGGAAAATCGAGCGCAATCTCAATACTCTAGAGGATCTATTCGGGTGACTAATATCACAGATTTCGATAACGACTTTGGCTTCTTTGCAATTAGCGAAGAAGAGATGGAGAAACGTGAGCAAGAAGCTGCTGAACTTGCGGCTCAAGCTGCCGCAACCGCTGTTAAAGAAGAGTTTGAACAAGAAGTCAATAAGACTGCAGCATATTATAATGAGAAGCTTCAAGACCTATATAATGCAGTCATGCCTCTATTAGTCAATCTATCTAAAGACAGTGAAAAGACGTATCTGTATTGGCCAAACCGTGCAGAGAAAATGCAATTGTTTATTAATAAAGTGAATGAGCTTGTCGGCAACGACGTATGATAAGTTACATAGCTCTCTTTACCGCCATAAGCATCTCGGCGGTAGCAGCTTATTATTCTATCGTGGGACTTACAGCAATATTTTCATCAGCATTCTGGCCTATTGTTATTATGGGATCTGTATTAGAAGTTGGTAAATTAGTCAGTGCCAGCTGGTTATATCGTAATTGGAAATACACACCTAAACTTCTTAAATATTATTTGACAAGTGCTATTATTATTCTTATGATTATTACATCTATGGGTATTTTTGGATTTCTTTCCAGAGCACATATAGAACATACTATTGTACAAGATGATAGTAGTGGTAAGATTCAATTAATAGAACGTAAAGTCGGATTTGAACAATCTAAAATAAAAGATGCAGAACGTATATTAGAACAGTTAGATGCATCAGTTGATAAACTATTAGAATACGATAAAGTTAGTGGTAAAGGTGGAGCATTAGCTATCCGTCAATCACAAAAACAAGAAAGACAAGAACTTCTAAAAGTCATACAGGAAAGCATGGAAACTATTTCTACGTATCAATTAGAAGTAGAAGAATTAAATAAAGAGAAAAGAATCATTGAGGCGGAGGTCGGTCCCCTCAAATATATAGCCGAACTGTTATATGGTGAGCAAGCTAGAAGTCATTTAGAAAGTACAGTTCGTGTTGTAATCATACTTATTGTAAGCGCGTTTGACCCATTAGCAGTCATGCTTCTAATTGCCGCAAATATATCTTTGACACGTGAAAGAATGTTTGGTCACAGAAGTAAACCTAAATCTTTTTCAATCAAAGTTGGTAATAAAGATCTTAATATTAATGTTTAATTATAATAACGTTTAAGAGATTCTGATATTTTTTTACGATGTTCTGCAGATTGGGTTCCACGTTTTCTTCCTTTATGTGCATTAGCAATTTTTTTACGATGTTCTGCAGATTGAGGTCCTTTATTATTTTTATGTTTTCCTTTATTACCTTCGGATATTTTACGACGAGTTTCTAATGAATGTTTTCTTCCAGTATTGGCTTCAGAAACTATTTTACGTGAAATTTCTTCTTTATCAATACGACCTGAAAGTGCTAACCATGCTAATCTGTCTTGCCAACGACCATACATCTTCCAGAGATGACGATGAGCAATCGCATGGTCTTCGATAGTGAGTTCGATAAGATTAGACGGGTCGTCGGTGCCGCCCATGTGGCGAGGGATGATATGATGGGTGTGAGTATAAATATGCATGCTGGTGTCTCCTTGTTAGACCTAGAGTCGGTGGAGATTGCACTCTCGCGACCGACAACTATATTTATAAAAAGGTGAAATACAAAAATGAGTAATACAGCAAGACTTATCGGTTATACACAGCCAATGAACGGCAGTGTAATCATTAACAGTCATGAGATGATGGATATTGTGGCATACTGTGCCCGTGTATCGAACCCATCTAACCAGAATAATATGGAGACAGCCCCTAAACTGGTCTCTTATCTTATTAAGAACAAGCACTGGTCGCCATTTGAAATGGTCTCAGTAACGAT